AATATTCATCATTTATCCCTGTATGGTCAGGGTCTCCACTTATAAGCCAAGTAGGTCTTGAGCCAAAAGGAACTGTAGGATTTGAGCCTTCTGTAAAAGTTCCATAGCCATCATAACCTATGTCATTTATTGTCGATGTTGTTAAAGCTGTTCCAGTTCCATCTGTTGAAGCGTGTGATGTTAAGGTAGATATAATAGCTAAAGTTTCAGCAGTATAACTACCGTCATAAGTTATGTTTATAAAATCCCTACATAGTTCTGCTATTTCCCAAAGCATATTTGTTCCTGCTGTTGTACCTTTTACTAAAGTATATTCTATAGTTCCATCAATACTAATAGTTATTTTAGCAGAATTAGCTCCTGTACCTGCTGTTGCGTATTTATATTGTGGACTTCTTAATGCTATTGCTGCCATTGTTTATTTTTTTGTTCCTAATATTATTCCTTTTTCTATATCTAACATAAAGTCGTTTACTAATTCTTTTGGCAGTCTTTTAAAAGCTGCTTCAAATGGTTTAGTAAAAAAGTATGTAGGTTTAAAACCTTGTGCATATATACTTCTCTGTAATACAAATGCCATACTCTTATAACTTCCTTTTTTAAATTTACCTTCTTTATCTCTAAATCTTATATTCTTTTTTTGCGCCCAGTCTCTTAAAGGTTGCATTGGAGGCATCTTTTGTTTATAACTAAACTTGCTGTTGGGAGCTTTTTGTCTACCTCCTTTTATTAATGCAGGATTAGCACCCTTTACACCTTGATCTTGAAATATACCGTAATCTTCCATATAGAAGTCAAGTATAAATCCTTTTTGTTCTTCATCTAATGTGTATCTTATCGATTCGTATAATGCTCCTCCACCTTGTTTGTTTTTAGTTAAGCGTGATCTGGCTTGTTGTACAACATACCTTCCAAAATCATTAAGAGCCTTATTTATATTCTCAAAATTCATTAACAGATTCTTATGTCGTTATAAATTACTATGTCCATTGTTGCAGTCCATCCAGCTAATTGGTTTTCAAACCTATCATAAAATGGTTCACAATTTACAGGACTATCTAATTGATACTGGTCTTTGTATAAAGTACCCATTCTTAAAACTTGTATTACTTTATTTAATACTGCAAGTTGTGTGTTTAGAATATCTTGCTCATTGTTGTTTCCTATAAACCTATCTTCTGTTGGTAATTTAGATTGATCTACAATATCCATTGCTAATATGCTTATGTTAAACGTAAGTGTTTGTTCTTCTTGTGTTACGTTGTTGACTATAATGTGAGCAAGGGGGAATATATCTTGCTTGTTAAGGTTAACGTCATATAGGTCTCCTGTAGTTACTGTATTACAATTTATGTCAGCAAGAAGCTGGTCTTTTATTGTTTCAGTTAATTGGTAAAATCCCCTTATTCCTTGTTGGCTCATTTAAACTTACTTTTTATTTGTTTCGATTCTAATTCGTTTTTGTCTTTCATAAATGCTAACATCATTAAACATTTATGCATTTCTAATTTTGTGATATCTTCAAATCTTGTAATATCTCCTCCAGCGAGTCCGTAAAGGCTCGAATACCATCCCCACTTTTTTGCAAATCCAGCACGTCCAGAAGTTGTTTCTCCTCCTTGTTCTCCAAATAATTCATCATAGTTTTCGATAATTCTATCCCTAAACGATAAAAAAAAAGTATAGAACCGAATACAGCATCCATAGGCATTGTAGTAATTCTGTCCTTTTTATCAGGGTCATAGTCCTCTATTAGATACTTGTCTCCAAGTCTTTGTTTGATAGGTCTGTATAATACATTCATTGCTATTTCTATATTATCCCAGTCTCCCATATAAGTATCAAGGTCAATATATTCTCCTAATGTAATTTCATCAAGATCAGGAACAAAACCATACTCTACATTATTAAGCCAGAAGGATTGTACTAAATCAGGCTTCTGTTCAAACATATCACTAATTATTCTTGTAATACGTTCTGCATCTGATAATCTTATGTTAAGAGCATCTTGTGGTTTTACCCTACAAAATATCTCAATCATTTTAGTCTGTATGAAGTTATTATCCTTTGCTTTGTCTTGTGCTTTTAAGAACCTTTGATATTGCTTTAGTGTAATCTCATTAAGTTCGTTAGGAACGTTTATATTAGCTTTCATACTTATATAACGTAATTAAAGCAGGATTTTAGTATAAAAAAAAAGGTGCTATTTCTAACACCCTTTTTCCAAACAAAACAACTCAATTATATAGTTACTCACTATAATATTTATTTTCTTCTTTTATTAATTCTAAATCATATAAGGCTTCGTTCATTCTTTCTCTATATTCACTATTAGCCATTTTAGAAGCTGTAAGATCATTCTGTAGACCTGCAACGTAAATTGAATTATCAATAAACGCATCTCTTAATTTTAGAATCTCTTTGTTTTTAGGTTTTGCCTTTAACCACTTTTTAATTAGTTCTCCAATTAATATTTGGTTGTTACTGTATTCTAAATCTTGTATGTTCTGTATTTTGTTTCTCATACTGCCATTTCTAACAAATGTAAGAAAAAAAACAATGCAACATAAAACACAAACCAGCCTATTGCTGCATAACCAGCTATTTTTAAAAATGATTCCCTGTTTTGTTTTGGAGATATTTTCTTTGCAATGTAATATCTTCTGTTTCCGTTATCTTCGTAATAGTATTTCATTATAATAAAATTAAATTTACAATAGTAGCTATAACTAATAATACAAATGCTACTTTAATTGTGTTATACATAGCTTCTTCCTTTTTAGGATTACGCCCTTGATTTGATCTATACTGTCTTTTTTTCATAGTATATCGTTTTGATGTTTGAAGTCTAAAATGTTTTTATAAGATTCAAGAACCCAGTCTTTATGATGTGGTTTTAAATCTGCGTGTTGTATCAACATTTTTAAAGTTGTTTCAACATCTATAATTTTAAACTTATCTTCTAATGTTATTTTATTTATTGTCATTTGTCAAGTATTAAAAAGGGAGCTTTTACACTCCCTGTTGTTATTATAGAGTTTTAATTTCTTTTAACTGTTCGTTACATTTAATCATATCTTTTGCAAATATTATAATTTCAGATTCATTGCTTCTTAAATTATCTTTATTTTCAGATGACTTGTTTAACCATTCCATTAAATGTTTTAATTCTCTCGTTAAATGGCTACTTTCAACTCTTAGGTTATGACCAGCACAAGATAACTTAAAAGTTAAAATTTCTCCAAAATGGATTGTATCCATTATTAAAGTTAAGTGTGCTATTTTTACAGAGCTATTACTTAGATTTTCAATTTTGTTAAGTTTTAATTTATTCATTTTGTTTTGTTTATATAACTGCTTCATTGCAATTATGTAGCTAATATAATACAATTATTTTAATTAACAAAATATTTAATAAGTTATTTATTCAAACTCTATAATATCACACTCCCTACAGTAGTAGTAGTCCTTATTATCTTTACCTGAATATATAGTCATTGTCTGTTTACATTTTTTACATTCCATATCATTGTATATAGTATTTGCCTCTGTTAGGATTCTGTAGCTGGTAGCTTACTGCATATCTAATTGCATCTATTAAATGATTGTATTTATCAATAGGTGTGTTTGATTTCTTCTCAAGCCAACTATAGTTGTTTAGTTCTTTAATTAAATTAATACTTTGCTTGTCTACTATTAAATCATAGTCTTGTAATAATGATATTCCATAAGTTATAGAACCAGCTCCTTTAATTGAAGAAACTATATTACATCCTTTTTGTTTTAATTCATAGATCAGTCTTTTTTCTGCTGCATCTCCAATTATTAAATTGTCTGTAGCGTGTTTCATATTTAAACGTGCTATTTCTGTTGTTGTTAAACCATTCAAGTAAAAACATTCTTTTAGATAAATAATCTTTCTTGTTGTATCTATATTAGTTTCTACTAATGTGTTAGGGTCATTAAATCCAAAGTCTTGACCAAATACACTAACTCCCACTTTTTTAAATTCTCCTATTGACCAGTTCGTTAATATAACACCTTCAGCTTTATTAAGCCACCCTCCAAGCATTTGATGTTTATATTTTTCTGGTCTGCGTTGTTTAATGTTTTCTATTTGATTTATATAACTTTCTGAAAGGTTCTTTAAGTTATCTAAATATGTAGTGTGAATAAATGTGATATTATCTTTTGACTCATTTGTGCCTTCTTGTATTCCTTTATCTTCAAAGAATCTTTTATATATCCAATGCTCTTTAGTTGTAGGATTTAAGATAAGTATAACTCTATTGTGTTTGCCCTGTTGTCTTACTGATAAATCTATCTTGTCAAATGTATCTTCACTTGTAAGTTCTTCTGCTTCGTCTAATACAAACGTTGTAACGCCTTGTAATGACTTTAGATTAGCTGTTTGATCTCCACTTGATGTTTTGATACCCTTGAAGATTATCTTGCTCCCAGAACGCTTATTTCTTATTTCATCTTTTGTGATATGAAAGTCATCAAAGATTTTAAGCAGTTCAAGTTTTTCAATAAATTCAGGAATAATAGAAATATAAGTAGAAGATAAAGTGTAACGAGTAAACAGTATAGTATGCCCAGCTTCATAAGTTAAAAGAACTAATAAGAGGTTTATGGAGAATGATTTACCAGAACCACGCCCTCCAGTTACAATAAAGTACCTCCCATCTGATTCAGCAATAGGAGCATACTTTTTATTTATTTCAATCACTTAAATTTGATTAGGTCTCTAAAGTTTACATTAAAGCCATCACTTGAAGATATGTCTACAGATTCTTTAGGTTTGCCATATCTATAACCGAAGTATAGATTCATAGCTCTACTGTCTCCTTTTAGTATTTGTTTACCTAAAGTTTTAATTACTTCATCATTATCTATTAGGGCATCAAGTTTTTCAATTAGCTTTATTTCGTCTGCTTTTTTAGGTCTCCCTGCACCTTGTCTTACGCCACCATTGTTTTTTCTATTATCCATAATTGATATTTTATTGTTTAATCAATCTTTATTATATAACGTAATTTTTAACTTATTTTATTCAGTACCTGAAATGATGTCTTTTTTTGGTCTGTCTTGTATTAAGCTAAATCCTAATAATAAATAGTTAATAGCATCTGCATATCTTGTTTCTAATGGTTCTGCTTGGTGCATAGTAGGGTCTCCTGCGTGTGCAAGTATTGATTGTATGTGTTTATTAAAAAATACAGCCCATACCTCCATAGGTTCTATGCCTATAAATTCTGCAGAACATTTAAAGTTGTGTAGTATATCTAAATTCTTTTGTGTGTATTCAGGTTGTTTAACATCCATTATTTGTTGACAAATGTCTAATAGATATTTTTTTGTTTCTTCAAATTCTTGTTTAGTCATAATTCTGTATTGCTTTTTTTATGTATTCGTATATGTCTAATTGATTAATAGCATTGTTAAATTGTAATTCTACTATTTCAAATTCAATGTCATTGTCTTTTTCAATGTCATCTTCTAATTCTTTTATCAATCTTTTTTGTTCCCAAATTTTAGATTGAACTTTAAGTAATGCTTGTTCTTTTAGTTTATTCCCCTGCATAAGCTGTTGTGCTATCTCTATACTGCCATTCCCACCCCTTAATCATTAACTCCATTCTTGTAATAAATTCTCCTTCTCTTGCTTTTGGAACTTGATTTATTAAATCTATTATTTTAGATTCATTTGGTTTAGTGTTTAGTCTTTCTATTTCTGCTTCAAGTTCTTTACATTTAAGTTCTAAATAAGTTTCCCTATTTATACCTTTTATGTTCATAGAAGTTTTTAGAATAATCATTTCTTCTATTTCTTGTATTCTTTTGTTTGTAGACTTATATAGTTCATAGTTTTTTAATGACCATATAATAGTTGCGTGGTTTATACTTGAAGCACTATCTTCAAAGTATCTTGACATTTCTGTCAATCCCATATCTAATTTGTTTTTTAATATGTAGAAGAATAATGATCTCATTTCTACTATTTCTCTTTTTCTTGATCTTTCAAATATATTAATACCTGATAGCTCTATTACTTTTTCTGCTATCTCGTTTTGAACAAACCATTTGTTTTCTTTAATCATTTCTTTTATTATTAATGTTTTTTAAATAATTCAATACATTTTCTCTTTTAATTAATTTCATTTTTCTTTTATCATAATGTTTCATTGCTCTTTCACTTGGTAGAAAATCAATAGTATCTGCTTGTGCGTGTAACATATAATCTAAAGTTCCATCTATATGGTAGTCATCTGATTTATTCCATTCTTTTAAAATTCTTTTAACATCACTATAACTATAAACACCATCTCCCCATAAATCTAAAATATATTGCCTATAGGAATTAGGTTCGTCATAACTATCTACATAATTAAAATAATTACATTCTCCAATTTCATCATAAAAATCAAAAAGAAAATATTTAAAATCTTCTTTAGTATAAATTTCCCAAAAATATGTTTTTTCACTAAACAATTCAAATGATTCAATAATGTTATAATCATTAAGTCTTATAAATTCTTCTATTACATTATGTCTAAAATAGTTAATACCTTTTTCAATACCAACTTGATTTTTCCATAAATAAGGAGATTTATTTGCTTTTTTAAAATAATAATGTTGTAGTGTTTCCATAATTAATTTGTTCTTAATTTTAATAGGTTATAACATTCTGCGTATTTCTGTCTTGCCTTACCTTTGTATTCCTCTTTAAATAATTCGTATAGTCTTTTGGTGTATTGATATTTACTTTTGCAATCTTGGAAATATTTTTCTGCAAACTTTTTACCTTTACCTCTAAAGTAGTTTACGTTGTCTGCTGTATCTCCTACTATCATTTGTTCGTAGAAGTTGTATAATGCTTCTTCTTCACTTATGTCTAATACTACTCTATGTTTATAGTGATAGTTATACATTAAGCAAGGGAATTGTTTATAGTCCTTGTCTATGCTTACAATCATTACATTATCCCTTCCAAATTCATTTGATAGTGTTTGCCAATATTTAGCTACAAGGTCATCAGTTTCTAATCCATACACAAATTTACTATCGTATGTATCTTTAACGTATTGGTGCATATCGTGTAGTAATGGAGGTAACTCTTGTTTTTTTCTGTTTGCTTTATATACTGGTGTAAGTATTTTTCTAAAGTTTCCTTTGCTTCCATTAAATGTAATGACTTTTTCTATTTCGTATTGTTCTTCCAGATCATTTACAATCTTCATAAACTGTTCATCAAACTTTACAATAGAATCTTCTATGTCTCTATAGTAAGGGTCTTGGTTTTCTTCATCTCTTGTTCTGTAACAACTTGCGAAGATTAAGCTGTCTGCATCTATGAGTAATATCATTTAATAAAAATAGTTAATTAAACGATATAAACAAAATATTTAATAAGGTTCGTTAAGGTTAATTCTTGTAGCTTGGTTTTCCTTGAGTAAGTAAACAGGTTTTAGTAATCTTTTTTTAGTCCATAGTGTAGTATCAGGACAATACATATCTACTGGTTCTGGTAGTTCTAATGCATTTAACCAGTATAGATAATTACCTTTAGGGTCATTAACGAAATATAGCTTGACTACTTTTTTATCCATTTTCATTAATGCATCGTATTTATATTTTTCTAACATTTTATCTTCATAGTATTTATTTCTAAATTTCATTTCTATAACACAAGGATTGCCTTTAGGTGTGAATCCACAAGCATCATAATGTTTAAAGCCATCTCCAGTCCATTCCAAATCCCAGCCATCCATATTTAAAAAAGCAACTAATACTTTTTCAAACTTTTTTATTGTTTCAATTCCCATTATTCCAAACAATATTAAGTTCACTAATCCATTTATTAATTAGCTTGGGCGAACAGGTACAGGGATTTGGTAAATTATGTTTATAGTAGGAACGGTGCAGGTTA